CAGTTCGTTGTGAACACAAGGCATATCGACATTTACGCCGGAAAAGGATACCTCACCTACAATGGATTGCCTGTCATGGCTTTCGATGTTGCACAGACGGAAGTCGGCGGGGTGTACGGATTGGTATTTCCGTTCTACGATTTGCCACTCAAAGAAAGCGCGTCAATCGGATTCCGTCTTGACTCCTTTTCCTGCGGGAATGAAGTGGTATCCGGTTCGGTATACTCGGATGAGTCCTTAGTAGTAGACCCTGCAGAGGTGGCTCTCGCGGTCTGGACACGCGCTGGAAGATCGCTTTCGTAAATGGCTACCCCCTCTGAGCAGATAGCAGATGCCGTATGGACTGCCCCGGTAAGGACTCTGGACGCAGGGATTCCGGGCCCGTCCGATGGGTCACTTATCGACACCATTGCACACGCTATATGGACGTACCCTTCAAGAACACTCACCGGAGGGGGTGGTACTGCCTTCACCCGATCTATACTCAATTCCGTCGCACTCACCCACACCCTCGGAAGGGTGTCTAGTCGTTTCCGGGCAATTGCGAACTCGGTCGGGATAACGCAGGCGTTTGTAGCCGCCAAGGTTCTATTTCGCTCGATCTACAATTCCGTGGGGATCACCCATACCCTTACGCCGTTGAAGATTCTGGCTCGGGCTATATTGAATTCGGTTGGAATTACCCATACCACTGCCCGAAGGAAATCTGCTTTCCGCTCTGTTTCAAACCCGGTAGGAATTACCCATACATTATCCCGGATTAAAAGGTTTTTCCGGGCGATGTCAAATGCCGTAGGGATAACCCATACCTTGACCGCATTTCTTTTTGGGACAATGGAAGTTGCTCTAAAAATAGCAGGAAGCGAGATGGACTCTTTTCAACTGACTTTTTTACGGTTTATGATTGGAGGAATTTTTCTAATACCTTTTGCAGTAAAAGAAAATAGAAAAAACAAAATTCGTTTAAACTTTAAAGACTTTAGCTGGATTTTATTGCTAGGGGTA